TACGTGTAATTCCGCACGTATGACCGATTTCACATGGAGTAACACATGGCAACCGCAAAGATCAACACTTCCCGTTTCCTCGCCAAAGGCAACACCAACCAGACCGCCCGCGTTGGTAGCGTCGAGGCTTCGCCCGTGGACCAAGGCTCCCCCAAGGGTGGCTTCTTGGCTTCCGGCGGCAACAAGAACACCGGTACTGTAGGTGGCCGCATGGCTGGCCTCGCTGGTAGCGCCAAGGCTCGTTAATCATGCCGTTGCCCACATCGCTCCAAAAGGCGTTGTCAAAGAAGGGCGCCCCCTCACAGGGGCCCGACTCTGGCATGACAATCGCCATCGCCAACGGTAAGAGCAACCCGGCCAACGGTCGTGGCACGTTCGACCGCACGCCCGCGCAGGCAGCAGCCTACAACGGTTCCCCCTCCGCATTCCCGAAAGGAAAGAAATAATGGCTACCAAGAAACCCATGCCTTTCGAGAAGTCCGGCAAGGACAAGGAAACCGGCAAGTACGGCAAAGAAGGCTCCAAGAAAGAGGAAGCCTTCGACAAGAAGCAAATGGGCAAGAAGCCCATGCCCTTCGGCAAAAAGAAGTAGGCTATGGCCAAGAAGCCCACAGGCTTCGGGGTTCCCAAAAACGACCTGTACGGCAAGACCAAGCAGGACGCCGGGAACCCGCTTCCCAAAATGGCACGGATGCCTGCCATGCCTAAATTACCCAAGCTCGCTCAGTTCGCCAAGCGAGTAGCCGCTAAGAAATGAGTTGATATGGCCGCACTAGGTTTAGCCCCTCCGCCCCCTATGCCGAGCACAGCTATGCTGGTGCGCCCACCCCTCCCGCGATGCCCAGCTTTGGTACGCCCGTGTCGTCAAGTATTGGCGGCGTGGTGCCGACTATGAACGCTGCAGGTGCGCTGGCTCTGCGCCGGCAGAACGCCATCGACACGGTAGAGGAGTCCCAGCAGGCACCGGTTATCACCGGCCTCGTCGGGCACATAAAGAACTTCTGGACCAAGGCCAAGCACTCCAAGATCAACGTCGAGAACGAGATGCTGGAGGCTCTGTACGCACGTCGTGGCGAGTACACGGCCGCCAAGATGAACCAGATCATCGCCAGCAAGCAGCCGGCCATCTACATGATGCTGGCCGCGAGCAAGATGCGCCAGATTGACGCGCTGGTGCGCGACATCCTGCAGGGCACTGGCGAAGAGAAGCCGTGGTCCCTGACCCCCACGCCCAACCCGGACATCAACCCGCAGGATGTGGAGAAGATGGTCGCCGGCCTGCAGCAAGAGATCGAGGCCGTCATGCAGACGGGCGTGGTCCCATCGCAGGATGAGGTGCGTGAGCGTCTGCGTGACATCAAGGACGAGCTGATCCAGAAGGTCAAGGAAGAGGCCCGCATCAAGTGCGAGCGCATGGAAGGCAAGATGGAGGACCAGCTTGTCGAGGGTGGGTTCCGCGAGGCGCTGGACCACTTCATCAACGACCTGTCCACATTCAAGACCGCGTTCATCAAGGGCCCAGTCGTGCGCAACAAGCCGCAACTGAGCTGGGCACCGGATGGCACCATGGTCGTCAAGACCGTGCTGTGCTTGGAGTGGGAGCGGGCCGACCCGTTCAACATGTACCCGGCACCGTGGGCCCGCACGATCAACGACGGCCCGCTGATCGAGAAACACAAGATGACGCGTGAACAGCTCACAGAGCTGATCGGCGTTGAAGGCTACGACGAAGGCGCTATCCGCAAGGTCATCGACCAGTACGGTGCGACCGGCCTGAACGACTGGCTGGCCATCGACACCCGCCGCGCGGTAGCCGAGGGTAAGACCCAGATCGGCGCTACCAGCGGCAATGAACTCATCGACGCACTGCAGTATTGGGGCTCAGCCTCGGGCAAGATGCTCATCGAGTGGGGGCTGGACAAGAAACAGGTACCGGACCCCGAGAAGGAATACCAGATCGAGGCGTGGCTCATTGGCGATTACGTCATCAAAGCCGTGCTGAACTCTGACCCGCTGGCCCGCCGGCCGTACTACAGCTACTCATTCCAGCCGATCCCCGGCGCGGTGTGGGGCAACAGCCCGTACGACTTGATGAAGGACTGCCAAGATATGTGCAACGCAGCGGCTCGCTCGCTGGCTGCCAACTTGGGTATCAGCTCCGGCCCGCAGGTTGCGATCCTGTCTAACCGCCTGCCCACCGGCGAAGACGTGACGGATATGTACCCATGGAAAATTTGGCAGTTCGAGTCGGACCCCATGGGCTCTACCGCAGCACCAATCCAGTTCTTCCAGCCGCAGAGTAACGCGCAGGAACTGATGACGGTATTCGACCGGTTCAGCCAACTGGCTGACGAGTACACGGGCATCCCGCGCTACATGGCTGGCTTCAGCGGCGACTCTGGCGGCGCCGGCCGTACGGCGTCTGGCATGTCCATGATGATTGGCAACGCCAGCAAGATTATCAAGCAGGTGCTATGTGGCATCGACAACAACGTCTTCACGCCCCTGCTGGAACGCCAGTATTACTACAACATGCGCTACAGCGACGACAACGATCTCAAAGGCGACGTTCGCGTGGTGGCCCGGGGCGCAATATCCATGCAGGTCAAGGAAGCTGCCCAGCAGCACCGCAACGTATTCCTGCAGGCGACAGCCAACCCGATCGACATGCAGATCATCGGTCTGGACGGCCGCGCGGCGGTTCTGCGCGAGGCTGCGAAGTCTCTGGACATGAACGTGGACAAGATCGTGCCCACGGTAGAGGTTCTGAAGGAACGCCAAGCCGTGGCGCAGGCCCAGCAGGCCGCCATGGCCCAAGCGCAGATCGCTACCGCCCAAGGCAACGCCATGCAGGCCAACACACCGCCCGACGCCGGCGGCTCACCGCAGGCGCTGCCCGCTCCGCAAGGCCAAGGTTCGGCACCCATCGCAAACGCAGGCCAGAGCCTGATGAACGGGCAGCCAGTGACCAATAACTTGGCTCCTGCCCAGAACGCATGACCCCCAACGAAGAACTTGAGATGTTTGCCCGCCTCGGCGGGCGCTTCGAGCAGTGGTTGGAAGAGGAATACCTCACCAACGTCAAGTATTTGGTCTCTGCGACCGACCCGATCGCTGTGCGCAGAGCGCAGGGCGTCGCGGCGTTCATTGAGAAGCTAAAAAACGCCATTGCGAAAGGAAAATCCTTGCGCTAAATATCTTTGTGTGATAATTTCCGAAGTTAGTACCCACCAACCCACGCCTACCCGCCATTTCGCGGAAGGCAAGGATAAAGGAAGATTGATATGGCACTCCCGAAGCAAGTTCAGCGGCAATTAGACCAAGCCAATGCGGTAGAGGCAGCGATAGCACAGGAATTGCAAGCGTCCCAGACAGCGCAAGCCGTGCTTACCGACCCCGCCCAACTGGCAGCCCCCGCGAATGACCCGACGAGCGCACCGCAGGTAACCCCTCCGGCCCCTGACCCTGTGACACCACCTGCAGAGGATTGGCAGCAGAAGTACAAGTCGCTTCAAGGCACATATGCCTCGAAATTGGCTGATCTGACAGCTACAAACCGCTCTTACGAGAGCCAGATGGCAAACATGCAGAAGATGCTTGATAAGCTCACTGCTGTTCAGACACAGGAAGCCGCCGTGAAGCCAACTGTGGACCCCAAAGACATTGAGAATTTCGGGGCCGAGATGATTGAGATGGTCCAGCGGTATGCTGAGCAAGCATACGCATCGCTGGATGGACGCCTAAAGGCGTTGGAAGCATCGGTGCAGGGCGTGTCCGCCCGCAGCGAGCTTACGTTGGAGCAGCAGTTCTATGCGACGCTCACCGGTCTGGTTTCAGACTGGCAAGATGTCAACGTAGACGAACGCTGGCTGGCGTGGTTGGGCGAGGTTGATCCGATCTACGGTGAACCCCGTCAGGCCGCGCTCGATAAGGCCCGCGCCGCGCTGGATGCCCAACGTGTAGCCAACGTATTCAAGGCGTTCAAAGCCGCTCATCCCGTCAAGGTTCAGGAAACTCTGCAAAGTCAAGTTACCCCGACGAGCGTTGCGACGCCCGCCCCTGTAAGCGCACCTGATGCCAAGCCCATCATTGCCGCCAAGTTCATTGAGCGGTTCTACCGGGACCAAGCACAAGGTAAGTACGTAGGACGCGAGGCAGAGTTCAACCGAATCGAGGCTGAAATTAACGACGCCGCACGCGACGGACGAATCCGTTGAACGGCAGCTAGGAGCCATCCATGACCACTTTGACCACTGGTGCAATCACCCCCGTAGGCGCAGCCTACAACACCACTCCCGCGTACTCCGGTACGTTCATCCCGACCATCTGGTCGAGCAAGCTGAACGCCAAGTTCTATGCCGCTTCCGTGTTTGCAGACATCTGCAACCGCAGCTGGGAAGGCGACATCCAGAATTTGGGCGATAAGGTTGTGATCAACAACATCCCCACCCTGTCCATTCAGGACTATGTTGTTGGCGGCAATCTGAACTACCAGACCCCCACCCCCAACACGATCGAACTGCAGATCGACCGCGCCAAGTATTTCGGCTTCAACGTCTCTGACGTGCTGGACTACCAAAGCAAGCCCGATCTGATGGATGCGTTCAGCAATGACGCCGCCGAACAGATGCGTATCGTGATTGACTCCACTTGCATCTACCGCACCTTCAACGGTGGCGCTGCTGCAAACCGTGGCGCCAATGCTGGCGTGAAGTCTGGCGCTATCAACCTCGGCACCGATGCAGCTCCTCTGCTGTTCACCGGTACACCCGCTACTGCCCTGAACACCATTCTGGGTCTGGCTGGCGTGCTCGACGAGCAGAACGTTCCTGACTCTGGCCGCTGGATCGTGATCGACCCCCTGACCCGCACTCTGCTGATGCAATCCAACTTGCAACAAGCTCAGATCACCGGTGATGGCGTGTCCCCGGTCCGTAACGGTTTGATCGGCCGCATCGACCGCTTCGACATCTACGTGTCCAACCAACTGCCCTACTTGGCAGCCAACGGCACATCGTGGATTTCTGGCGACGGTTCTGAAGCCACCACTTCCGCTACCACCTACGCTTCCAAGCGTCGTGCCATCATCGCCGGCCACACCAGCGCGATCAGCTTCGCCAGCCAACTGACGAAGACAGAGCAACTGCGTAACCCCACCGACTTCGGTGATCTGGTTCGCGGCCTGCAAGTGTTCGGCCACAAGGTCACCAAGCCCGAAGCTCTGGCTTTGGCCGTGGTGTACTAAACAAGTCATTAAGGAGCAAACAACATGACTGCATCTATCCAATTCGGCCGCTTCGACGGCGGTGGTCCTGACAGCGTTACCCCCGTTGGTACAACGCAAGTCGGTAGCGCAGCTTTGACCGGTGGTTTGAACCTGTGCTTGGCCGCTGCTGGCCAAACCGGTGTTCGTCTGCCGCTGAACTCGCCTTCCGGCTCCCCCATCACGGTTGTGAACACCATCGCTTCGGTAACGTCGCTGACTGTGTTCCCTCCGCTGAACGTGGCCGGCACCGCTGCTGGTGGCAAGATTTACGGTACCGGTACGCCCACGGCTGACGCCGCTGTGTCTATCGCTCCGCTGAAGTCTGCGGTGTTCTACCCGCACGCCAACGGCATCGACTTCACCGTCGTTCTCGGCGCGTAATCGCCCTACCCGTTTACGGGTAGAAGTGATAAACTAGACCCGGTTCGCCCGGGTCTAGTTGTTTAAGGAGCCCACATTGGCCGCACTATCGCAGTTTTTCCCCTACGTCGTGCCGTATGTGCCCGGTTGCCCCGACCCCGTGGTTGAGCAGGCGATCCGGTCTGTGTGCATCGACTTCAGCAATCGCACACATCTGGTTCAGACGCTGACCCCCCAAGATGTCGTCCTCAATCAGCAGGACTACAGCATAACGATCCCCACAGATCAGGTGCTATCCAAGGTTACAGGCGTCTATTACGAAGACGTGTGGCTTCCCCCCAGCAGCATCGAAGCGGTGCGCTCTGGCGTGATTCTGCGCGGCTCTGTAGGCTCCGCTGTGGTCCAGACGGGCAAGCCCAAGACCTACTTCCAAAAGACGCCCAACGGCGCCACCATCAGCCTGTACCCCATCCCCGCCGAGGCTATTACGCTCGGTCTGGCTATCCGCGCGGCGTTCGCGCCCAGCCGCACAGCCACGGTGATCCCTGACTACCTCTACCAATACTGGCTGGAGGAGATTTCAGCCGGGGTCGTGGCACGTTTGTGCGCCATGCCCGGGCAGCCGTACAGCAACCCCGGCATCGCCGGCGAGATGCGCGTAACCTACAACAACGCTGTGCGTGACGCCGGCATCGAGGCCCGTACGGGTCAGGTTGCTGCCGCCTCGCGCGTCCAACCTAGGGCCTTTGTCGCATGACCACCACCGCCCAATACCTCATTAAAGAGGCCCAGACAACCTTGCAGGACTTGGCTGGTGTACGCTGGCCGGCCAGTGAGCTGGTCGTGTACCTGAACGACGGCCAGCGCGACCTGATTCTGGCCCGCCCGGATGCCAACGCAGTTGCCGCGTCGTTCGTGCCTGTGGCTGGTTCGCGCCAGCAGCTCCCCGCTGCGTCTATGAGTCTGATCGACATACCCCGCAATACCAGCGGCAACAAGCGGGCGATCCGCAAGGTTGAGATGCTGGCGTTGGACTCGATCGACCGTGACTGGCAGAGCCAGACCGGCGTGTCTGAGTTCGTCAATTTCATGTACGACCAGCGTGAGCCCAACATCTTCTACCTGTACCCTCCGGCTGCTGGCGGTGCAGGTTCGATCGAGGTTATCTACGGTGCCTACCCTACGGACATAGCCGCACCGTCTGGCGACGGTAAAGCGTATACCACGGTCAGCGGGAACATCACCCCCAACGACCAGTGGGCAACCTCGCTGTATAACTACATCCTATACCGGGCCTATAGCAAGGACGCTGAATTCGGTGGGAACGCCGCTTTGGCTGCGTCTTATATGGGCGTGTTCACCTCGCTAATTGGCGCACAGCTCCAGTCTTCCCGAGCTGTAGCCCCGACTAAGTAGCCATGCACCAAGACGATACCCCGCACCAACCTCATGGCGAGAGCAACTTCAGCCACGT